ATGCGACGGTCACGGCAGGAAGTCGGCAGGGGTGGCCGCATCCATCGCGCGCCGCATGAAGTGACCGGGCGGGACGCCGCGAACCCACTTCGCGAAGATCACCGGCCCCGAGCCGCGCACCTGGAAGACGAGGAAGTCGGCGCGCACCGGGCCGTGCGCGCGCGTACCGTCCTCCTGCCAGCCGGTATGCCGCGCGGTCGAGGTGACGGTGTACTGAGGCCAGAGAGAGGCCGCGCGCGTCTTGCGCACCTGGACGCCGCGAATCATCTCGCCGGTATTGACGCGCCCGAGGCCGCGGATGTTGCTGAGCACACGACCGCGGATGCGCTGGCCGGCGCGGTAGGCGGCCTCGTCGGTGATTTCGCCGATGACGGTTTCGCTCGGCCCGAGGTTGTAGGAGACGCGGACCCGGCCCATGATCAGCTCGCGCAGTCGCAGGTGTCGTACCGGACGGTGTAGGTCCACTCGAAACCGGAGTACCCGCCCTGCTCCTCGAGCGGGACGCCCTGCACGATCGAACGGGTGTACGGCGAGCAGAGGAGCACCTGCTCGAGCACCGCGGCGTCGAGGGAGAAGCCACGGCCGTCCTGGTCGACGCGAGCCGGCAGGGGTGGGCGACCGCTGTCGTCGAGCACGCCCACGCAGCGGATGATCGCGATCGCCAGGGTGGCGACCCAGAAGTGCACGCCGCAGCGCACGGACGCCGGAGGGGTGCCCTGCTGCTGGCCGGGCGCGATCGAGACGATGCGGCCGTACAGGTAGCCGGCGCAGTCGCCGTCCCACGCCGGAGAGGTGCCCGGCGCGATCGGCACGACGCGACCGGGGCGACGGTCGGCGTCCGCGAGAGCAGCCACCGCGCGCTCGGCGTAGTCGTCCATGAAGAGCGCGAGGCGATCGATCACCGCCATGATGCCACCCCGCCCGAGCGCGGCTTGAAATCAGGGGAGCGCACGCCGGCAAAGCCCTTTGCGTTCTGGCCCTTCACGGAGGCCGTCCACGAGTCGATGAGCCAGATCCCCGTCTTGCCGTCGCCGAGGCCCTGGAAGGAGTCCACGACGCCGACCGTGAGGCCCTGGCGGGTGACGGTCTGGATCCGCTGCGGGAGCTGGCACGAGGAGTCGTTGCACGCGGCCTTCGCCAGCTCGCAGGCGAGGACGCCGGCGGCGAGCTGACCGCCCTTCGGGACGTCGACGCCGCGGCGATACACGATCTCGAAGGTATCCGGCTGGTCGGCGTTCGCGAGGAGGTTCTGGCAGGCGGGCCAGGCTGTCCCGTCCTTGCGCACGAGGTTGCGACCGTAGAGCACCTCGTACTCCGCCGGCGGGACCACGACGCCGTCGATCTTGACGGAGACGACCTCGGTCACCGGGCCGGGGAGTCGAAGCGAGGAGGGGCCGTTCTCGGAGCAGGTGCACGTCCCCGCGCAGCCGCACCCCATGTTGTACCACTGACCGCCGATGAGCAGCGGCACCCACGAGCCAGCACCGAGGTCGCCCCACGGGTACGGGCCGCGGCCCCAGAAGGTGTCGATCCACCGCGTGGCCGAGCTGCAGCCGGAGCGGCAGGGGCGCACCGACACCTCGCAGAGGCCGAAGACGCGCCCGGTCCAATTCCAGAGCATCTCGGCAGCCATGCGCTCGAAGGCGGCGGCCGCGTCGTCGCTCAGCGAGTCGAGAGAGGAGCACCCCGTCGATTCGGGTACGGGCGGATCGGCGTCGGGGTCGCCGGGCGTCGCGCCGCACGCCTCATAGCTGATCGGCCAGATGCACATCTCGTCCATAGCGGACCTCCTAGAGCACAGGATACGACAACGGCCCCGCCACCCGCCGAAGCGAGCGCGGGGCCGGAGTCAGGACGGTCACGCCGGGGCGTCTCCGGCGACCCATGCATCGCCGTCCCAGTAAGCGTGCGAAGCATCGCCGAGCACGACGTGCTGACCGAGCGTCCACGCCGTCTCCGGCAGGGCGTCGATCGTCGCGAGAGCGGCGAGGTTCGCCGGCGTCGTCGACCCGGGAGGGGTGAAGAAGCCGGGAGTGCCCGCGCTGGCACCGGTGGCCGGCACGACCGGGAGAGCCGCGACCGGAGTCGGCGAGCACGCGACGGGCGGCGGCGCGAGGGCCGTGTCGATCATCAGCAGGTGATCGAACGGGTCCAGTGGCGTCGGCAGCACCGCGGGGTCGCCCGCGAGGTTGCGCAGCACCTGGAAGGGGCCGAAGCCCCACGAGTTGCCACCGAGGGTGTACGCACCGGTGAGCGAGAAGGTCACGGCGTTCTCGCCGTCCATCTCGATATCGCCGAGCACGCCGCCCTGCACGAACGGCAGGAGCATGTAACCCGAGGCCTCGTCGCCAGCGCCGCCGGGGAGGCACGCCTGGCCGGAGAGGCCCGTCCACAGCTCGAGGCCGAACTTCTTGGTGATCTCGCCCTCGGGGACCGTGAAGCCCGCGACGTCGCCGGCGTAGTCCTCGTACGGCTCCGCGTTGGAGACGATCGCGAGCAGCGACGGGTTGACGCCGCAGAACTCGATCTCCACCGTGAAGCGCTTGAAGGAGTCGGCCATCTTCTCGTTGACGCAGAGCGCACCGGCAGCGTTGCGCTGGATGATCTCGGTGCCCTCCTCGACCTCGGAGGAGAGGGTGATCGTGATGAAGCCGTCGGTCGTGACGGACATGCTCGTACCGACGGTGACGCCGCCGCACGAGTCCTGCTCGACGGCCCGCAGGCGCTTGCCGAGCACGGGGGTGAAGCAATGGGTGACCATGGTGCCCTCCTGGAGGCCTAGATGTTGACGGGAGCGTCGGATGCCACGTTCACCTCGAGCACCGCGCACTCGTCGAAGCCGACGAGATAGGTGCGCTCAGCGACCGCGTACAGGTCGTTGGTATTGCGGTCCAGCAGGTCGCCGGGCCGGTTGGAGGACGTGAAGACCTCGCCGCGGTAACCGAGCAGCGCCGGGGTGGCGACGATCCGGTCGGATGCGTAGCCGGTACCCGCCGCGATCGGCGTCCCGAGAGCGGTGAAGAGGCGAGCGCCCTGGCGGACCAGGTCGCCCTCCTTCGCCAGACGGGAAGCGATCTCGCGCGACATATGGATCACGCCGAGGGAGCCGTACCGCACGGCCAGCTCCTGCTCGAGGCGGCTCACGCCGAGCCACGGCGTGAAGGTGCCGAGGTCGACGGGAGCGGGGAAGCCGTTGGCACCCGAGAGGTTGGGGACGTTGCCGAGGTCGCCGGTCCAGAGCGCCTGCTCGACGCGGGCCTCCTCGCGCACCTGCAGGTGCAGGTTGGCCTGCTCCTGAGCGCGCTCAAAGACCCCGCCGATCGGCGAGCACTTGAAGTGGCCATAGACCGTGAACGGCGAAGCCTCGCCGCCGGGACCATAGCCGCCGTCCAGCTCCTTCGGCAGACCGGGGGTGACCTCGGGATCGCAGTCCGGAGCGCCGATGCCACCCGCCGGATCGCAGGTCAGGCCGTCGAAGATGACGCCCTGCTCCCAGCGGTCGCCTTCGCCCCGGAACCCGAGCACGCTGAACAGGCCGTACGGGAGAGGCGCGCGAAGCGTTCCCGGTACGGACTGCCGCGGGGCGATGAGGACCATTACTGCTCCTTGAGGGTTTCGAGGATGCGAGCCAGCGCGAGCGGCTGGGTCTTCTTGGCACCCGTCATATCGATGCCGCGCTCCTCCGCGAAGGCGAGGAGGTCGGCCTTGGTCCACGAGTCGTCGGGGAGCGCATCGGCCTCGGCCGCCGGCTCCTCGTCGTCGATCGCATCGGTGAGAACGGGGATGCCGTCCTCGCCGACCGGAACCGGAGTGCCGTCGACGTGAACGATGCCGCCCGGAGCCACCGCCGCGCCGTCTTCGACCAGCTCGCCGACCAGCTCGATCGGCTCGCCGTCGAGAGAGTCAGCGACCACCTCGTCGACGTCGTCAGACACGGGCGCGGCGGGTGCCGCCGAGCGGGACCGAAGCCCCGTCGGCGGCACGACACCCTCGTGCCCGTAGAACACCCGCACGCGACCCATGGCTCAGGCCGCCGGTGCGAGGGTGCCGTTGTGAGCGATGTCCTGGCCGATCGCCGTCACGCCGTCGGCCGTGAGGGAGGTCGTGACCAGGCGCGAGTCCTGCCCGCGCTTGGCGATGAACCAGCCCTCCTCGGAGAACAGCGCCGTGAAGTCGTTGTTGCCGAGCAGCACGGAGTCGTAGATCGTGTCGAGCGTGATGATGTCCGACACGCCCTTGATCCAGGTGCCCGCCGCGTAGAGCAGGAAGGACACCGTGGTCGGCCATGCCGTGAACGCCGCAGCGCCGCCGGCGATCGCCTGCCAGTTGTAGACGAAGGACGGGTTGATGCCGCGCTCGCGGAACCAGGCGTCGATGCGGGAGTCCGGCACCGACAGCAGGTCGACGCCGAGGCGACGCGAGAGGTCGGAGCGGATCGCACCGCGGATCCAGAACGGGAACACGGCCTCGAGGGTCGTGCCGCGGCCGAGACGGCGAGCGTAGCGGTAGTGCTCCACCTGCAGCTCGATCGCCGAAAGGACGGGAGCAGCCGTACCGGCCTGGGTGGCCGGCAGCGTGACCGCGGTCGAGCCGGCGGCGATCTGCGCGATCTGCTTGCCGTTCACGTAGTGGTCGTGAGCGATCAGCACCTTGCGGATCGTGTCGGCGAGCACCTCGGGGTAGCCGCGCGACTGCAGGAGGCCGGACTGGATGCAGAGGCCGTCGACGTCGAGGCGGTATTCCTCGAACGGCGGGCACTCGACCCGGTAGCACGGCTTCGGGCCGACGACGTTGGGGTCGCCCGGGTTCTCGCCCCAGGCGTACTCACCGGCGACGTCCTGCTCCTCCGTGAAGGAGAAGCCGATCTCGCGATCCGCGAAGCCCTGGAAGATGTCGGCGAAGTCGATGCCGGTCGTGAAGGACAGGCCGCCGCGGGGCACGCCGACCTCGGCGATCGAGAGGAGGCCGTCGCGGGACTCGCCACCGTCGATCAGGTCGTACAGCACCTCGGAGGGAGCGCACCAGCCACCGGCCGCGACGAGGGAACCCTGCTCGAGGCGGGACTCGTCACCGGCGCGGTCGAAGACGTCGCGGACGTGCTGCGGGTCGTTCGACTCGATGCGCAGATCCTCGGGGATCGGGCGCTGGATCGAGAGGAGGCCGTGCTGCTCGCGCATCTGGCGACCGGCCTGGTTGGCGGCCTTGAACTGCGAGACGTTGTGCGACTGCAGGCGACGGTTCAGCGCGGTACCCGCACCGAGCATGTCGAGGCCGGTACCGACCGCGACGCCCAGGCCCTCGGCCGAGGCGGTCATGTAGTCGGCGATGCCGGGAGCGGTCGGACCCTCGGCCGGCGCGGGAGCCGGGCGACGGTTGACGCTCGAGAGCGCGATGCGCGTCTCGCCGCGACCGGCGGCGGAAGCGGTGACCGCCTCGGGCTGCTCGGCGTTCTCGGCCGGCGCGTCCTCGGAAGGAGCATCTTCGGCCGGGGCGTCCTCGGCGGGAGCGTCGGCGGCCGGCTCCTCCTCGCCACGGACGCGAGCCGCGAGAGCGGCGGCGTTGGCGGCGCGCTCCTCGGAGGCCTCGGCGCGGGAGGTCGTCTCGGCCTGCAGGGCCTCGATGCCGACGGTGAGCGCGGCCAGGGCCTGGTACGTCTCGTCGGAGAGGTTCTGACCGTCGCCGAACGCGGCGTCGAACGCCTCGCGGGCCTGGGTCGTGAGCGACGCCAGCTCCTCATCGGAGAGAGCGGTGAGGTCTTCGGGGATGACGATCTCGCCGTCAGCGCCCTGCTCCTCGTAGAACATCGCCATCGTGACGATCGAGGGGCGGCGACCGCCCATCGAGAGACGACGGCGACCGGGGTGCTTGATGGCCATTTCTATCCTCCAGGGATCGTGAAATCTCAGAAGGCCAGGCCGGGTGCGCCATCAACCGATTATGCGGCTGAGAATAGCACACCGCCCCGGAGTGACAAGAGGTCAAGGCTCCGGGGCGGCGCGTCGCGGGTAGATCAGGAGTGCGGCCAGTCGACGGCGAGGTCGTCGCGGCAGCCGCAGCGGAGCTGCCGCTCGCGCCCCGTGACGGGGCCGGCTTCACCCGTGGCATCGTCGTACGCGCCCGTCTCGACATCGACCTCCACCGGGTAATGCTCGCCCGGGAAGGCGTCCATCACGCGGAGGTCTGCCCGCTCGAGGCGCGGGGCGGTCATCAGCGTGAGCCGGTCGGGCGAGGAGCGGGCGTCGGCGCGATCGAGCCGGGCACGGAGCCAGCGCCGACGCGCTGCGCGGACTGCGCCGAGAAGCTCTCGGTCGACGCGGCCTTGTTGACGGCGAAGCCGGTGGGCTGGGCCTTCTTCGAGCAGGAGCAAGCCATGAGACGGGGTCCTTTCAGGAGCGCGAGGCGACGAACGCCGCGACGCGGGAACGGTTGGCGAAGGAGGTGACGCGGGAACGCGCGGCGTGCAGCTCGGCCTCGCGCTCGCGCTTGGCGAGACGCTGCAGCGCGGCGAGGTCGTCGGCGCTGAGACCTTCGACGGCAGGAGCGGCCTCGACCTCGGGCTGCTCGAGCACGATGCCGGAGGCGACGAGCGAATACAGCTCACCCGAGGCGACGAGGCCCGCCGGGCGGGGGATGACCGGGAAGCCGGGGACGTTCACGGCGAGAGCGGCGACCAGCTCGAGGTTGCCGTTCTCCTTGCGCCAGTCGCCGGAGATCGGCGAGGCGCGGAGCGCGCGGACCTGCTCATCGGTGGCGTCGGGGCGGAGAGCGCCCGCGAGCCAGATGCCGAACTGGTCCTCGCCGGCGCGAACATCGGCCACCGCCGTGCCGGTGTTGTCGTAGTGCTCGGTCGCCGCCGCGGTGCGCAGCCGCGCAGGAGCGTGACCGGTACCCATCGTGATCTTGCCGACGGAGATCGACTCGCCGTCGTCGGTGAGCACGGAGCCGAGGTGGAACTTCGCATAGTTCATCGCCGAGTGGGGCGCGAGCACGCAGACGCCCTCGCCCGCAGGGGAGGCGACGTGGCACTGGTCGAACGTCGCCGCGTGACCGAACACGCGGCCGTCGGCGGTGACGGTCAGCGGCGTGGGGCCGGTCAGCCCCGGGTTGGCGAACCACGCCGCCGGCGGGGCGACAGGAGCCGCAGCAGCCACGAGCGCGTCATCGTCGGCCGTCTCGGTATCCGAGGGCGCAGGGGCCGCGTCGTCGCCGGCGGCGGCCTCGTCTTCGGCCTCCTCGGGGTCGATGAAGTCACCCTCCTCGACGATGCCGATCAGGGCCTCGGAGAACGCCGGCACGGAGACGCCGGTGGCGGTGCGCAGCTCGGCCTCGATCATGACCATGATCGAGTCGTCGGGGCGGCCTTCTTCGACGACGACGTACCCGTCGACCTCGCGGCGCTCGGGAGGAGTCCAGTCGGAATCTTCGCCCTCGTTGAGCATGGCCTCCATGAACTCGTCCTGCTCCGCGACGATATCGGCGCGCACCCGCGCCTCCCACACGATCGCGTCGAGGTCCATCGAGACGCCGCGCGAGCGCTTGTCGGCGATCGCGGAAGCGGCGGCCTCGGCCACCTCGCCGTCGAGCACGACGTCGCCCTGCGCCCAGATGACGTCGATCTCGCCCTCGAGCGCCATGCGCGCACGACCGAGGGCTTCGAGCCGAGCCTGGGCCTCCTCGAGCGGAAGACGCTCGAGCGACGTGATGTGCCCGACGACCACCGCGCCGTCATGGAAACCCACGTCCTCGGAGACGTAGCGGAAGTCGAGCGGCTCCTCGGCCGAGAGGTCGGCGGACCAGGTCAGCGCGCCACGCTCGATGAGTCGGCCGTCGCCGGTGAGCAGACCCTCGAAGCCGATCGGCCCGGCCCAGAGCGAGCGAGGCGGACCCGCGTCGACCTCCGCCTCGGCGACCGCCGGAGCGAGCGTGCGGAAGGTGGAGGCCGCGAGGGCGAGGCGGGAGCGGTGAGGAGTGCGCATGCGGGTAGGATACCCTGCCCGGCGTCGAGCGACCAGAAGCGGCGAGTCTACGGCGTGACGCCGACGCCCTGCGGGAAGGAGCCGCGAGCGCGCCAGCGCGTGCCGACCATGGTGCACCGGCAGTTGATCACGAGCGCCGGAGGAGCGCCCCGCTCGCCGGGGTACATCAGCGGATAGCCGCCGACGTAGAACGGCTGCTCGAGCGGGACGGTGTCGCCTTCGACCTCGCGATGCGTCTCGCGCACCTTGGCATCGTGACGGGTCACCCAGCGCTTGCGCGTGAACCCCTGATCGCGCAGCGCCGAGGAGGTGAGGATGCCGTCGAGGCCGGTGACCGCCGTACGCGCGTCGCGCTTCATCCGGTCCATGAAGCTCATGCCGCCAGCGTCCAGCTCATCCCAGCGCGCGCCATGGCGAGGACCGCGACGCCCGGCGGCCACGAGCGAGGAGGGGCCGGCGTCGGCTTGCAGCGCGAGGCGCACCTGGTCCCAGGTCGTCGACGCCGACCAGCCCTCGAGCGCGGCGGCCGCGTACACCGCCTGCAGGGACTCGTATACGACGTCCGGAATATCCGTCTCCGCGATCGTCGACGAGAGCCACGCCGCGACGACCGGTGGCAGATCCGCGGCCGCCGCACCGAAGAGCTGCGCCCAGCTCATCCACACCTGGCCGACCGTGACCGACGCGCCGTCGCGCGCCGCGAGGTCGACCACCTCGGAGAGGAACCGGCGGAGGACGCCGGCCATGACGCTCTCCACGGACGCCTCGAGACGCGCGATGCGGGCCACCGCCTCGGCGGGAGAAGACAGCTCCTCGCGCGAGAGGTCCGAGGGGAGCGGGAAGCGGAGCGCCATGTCAGCGACCAGCCGCGGCGAGGTCGTGCTGCAGGTCGTACACCGGCAGGCCGAGCTGGCGCTGGAAGTAGCCCTGCAGCGCCTCGACCGAATGCGGAGCCATCGCCGACGCGAGGTCGTGCACGTAGTCGGTGAGCATCGCCTGCACCTGGCGGTGCGAGATGCCCGAGCACCCGAGGTCGGACAGCAGCGCCTCGATGACATCCCACGCGCCGGTCAGCGCCCGGTCGACCTGCTCAGGCGACGCGCGCCAGAGGGTATGCGCCTCATGCCGCGGCCGCGAACCCAGCTCGCGATGCAGCGAGCGGGAGCCACCGTGCCGCAGCATGTGATTGCCGAGCTTCTCCAGCGCCTTGACGGTGAGCACGCAGCAGACGGCGAGGAGCGTCGAGCGCTGCACGGCCGGCGCGATCGACACTGCACCGCACACCGGGCACGGCCCGGGGACATCACGCACGGTCACGCGTCCTCCTCCTCGTCGACGGGCGGCTGCTCTTCGAGATGACCGGCGATCGCCGCCTCGGTGACCGCGCCGTCGCGACGCGCATCGCGCACCGCCGAGGCCGTGATCGCAGTGGGGTCCGCCGGGGAGTCGGAGGTGGCGGGCGGGGCCTCCTCGGCACCATCCGCGCCGCCGTCGCCCGCAGGAGCATCGGCGGCCGAGCCGCTTTCGACGTCGACCTCCTCATCCTCGCCGGTGCCGCCGGCCTCGACGTTGGCGGCTGCAGCCGCCGTATCGCCGGCCTGCACGGCACGGATCTGCTCGACGATCGCCGGGAGGCCCGGGGCCTGCATGAGCGACGGGGCCTGCGAGATGAGCTGCAGCGCGAGGTCGACCGCGGGGTCGGGCTTGCCGATGACGGGAGGGGCGTCGTTCTCGTCGAAGCCGTTCTCGCGACGCAGCGCCTCGCCGGACAGCTCGCCCTTGTCGTAGATCGCCTGCGCGTCGGTACCGCGGTTCGGGCGGACGATCATGTGGGAGACGTCGTACCAGACGACGGTATCGGCGATCTCCTCGGGGGTATACCCGAGCACCTCCATCATCGGGCGGAGGAACTGCGTGGTGATCGAATCGCAGAAGAGCGCGAGCGGCGGCTCGAGGTGGGTGGTGACGACGTCCTCGCGGACCAGCCACGCGCCCCAGTGGTTCATGCCGCCGACGCCGAGGAGCAGCTCGGGCGGGGCGTCCTGGCCGAGAGCCACCCGGCGGATTGCCTCGTCGCGGAGCTTCGGCATCTCCTTGTCGAACGGCGACGAGAAGGTGATGTGCTTGAACTTATCCGCCGACTCGTCGGGGACCGTGAGCACGAGAGGGGTGAAGGAGGCGGCGCTCGAGCGATCACCGATCGCCGCCGACATCGCCGCGATCAGAGCATCCGCGAGAGGATCCTCGGCGCTGGACTCCGGCTCGCCCATCGCGCGGAGCATGGCCTTGCGCGCGTTGTCCGGGACGATGAAGACACCCGCGCCGGCGAGGCGGGAATCGATCTGCGCACCGATCGACATCGTGAGGCCAACCAGCTCGCGCAGGACCGGGAGCGAGGAGCGGGTGGGGGAGTCGGCCTGCCAAGCCCGCTGCGGGTGCGAGCGCCACGAGCGGATGACGTAGAGGTCGTCGATGGCGACCTCGAGCTTCTTTCCGCCGGTTTCGGCGAGCATGACCTCGACCGTCTTCTCGGTCTTGTACTTCAGCTCGGCGACCGAGAGCACCCGCCACTCGAGGTCGGACATGAGCACGCTCGCGGCGGGGACCTCCTCGGAGGGCTTCTCGCCGCGAGCCTTGGAGAGGATCGCCGGGGGGAAGCCGACCAGATAGCCCTCGCCGGCGATGAAGTAGTTCATCACCATGCGGAGCACGAGCTGCGCCCGCCCGGTGGCGGCCTTGCCGATCGAGTCGAGCAGGCCCTGCAGCACCGGATCGTCGAGCGCTTCCGGCTCGGCGAGAGGATCGTCGGACGGGAGGCGGCCGACGTAGAGGCGGGCCTGAGAGGCGCGGCCGGCAAGGGTGTTTGCGAGGAACCGCTGCTCGCCGATGAGGTCGTACATCTCCCAGGCGTCGGCCTGCCATTCGGCGGCCTTGCCGGCCCGGTTTGCGCCACCGGCGACGCTGGTCGACGTGAGGCGCTGGGCAGAAGCCGAGAGGCCGAGGGGCGTGGGCCGGCTCTGCAGACCGCCCGACAGCGGGAGCGCATTCTGCGGCTTCAGATGCGGCGGAATGAGCGACCCGATGTCGGGCAGGTCGGCGGGGGAGGGCGAAGTCATGCGCCCAGTATCGCACGCCGGGTCAAGCGGCTACGGGCGGAGTTGCGTACGCGGCGCGTCCCGCCGCTCCTCGTATCGCCAGTACTTCAGGAGCAGCGACGAGGCGCAGCGCTCGGCGAAAGCGCGCGAGCCGAAGCGGAGGAAGTGCCCGCCGTCGGGACCCCAGACCATCGCGCCGTGGTGAATCTGGATCCACCACACGAAGGGGAAGCCGCCCTGCTCGATCTCGGCGTATGGCATGCCGCGCTCGCGCTCGTAGCGGAGGTCGGCCTCCTCGATCCACGAGAGAGCGTCGTCGGCGTCAGGGTCGAACGGGGGACGCGCCATCAGATGATGCCGCCCTCGGTCATGCGCCAGCGGTCCTCGGCGCGACGCACCGCGCCGAGGCCAGCCGCATGCTGGGAGCGGTAGCGAAGCTGATTCGCATCGGCGGCCCGCTCGAAGGCCTCGCGGTCGACGCTGGCAGGGGGAGGCCAGGACTCGCCGTCGTCGGGATCGATCGGCCCGAGCGGCGGCACCTTCTGCCAGATCGCGAGAGCTGCCCAGGCAGCGCCGAGGCCCGCCACGAAGCCGAGTGCGAACTTCATCGCTCGCACCCGCACGTCGGGGTGTGGAGATCGCCATGCTTCCCGTCGGGGCCGAGAGGCCGCTGGCGGTCGATCTCGGCGATGAGCCGGCCGATGCGCTCGGCGTCGAGCGTGATCCGCACGCCCCGAGCAGCCTCCCGCATCGGCACGGGGAGCTGCGCGAGGAGCGCGCTCTGCGCCGAGGCCAGCGTCTCGCGAAGCATCTTGAGCGAGTCGTGCTCCAGACGCAGCTCGGGCATGATCGCCGAGGGCTGATAGAGCGCATAGAGCACGCCGTCCTCGGTCGACCCGGCCTCGAGGCGCACCCGCACGATCAGATCGATGTGCTGCAGCTCGGGCGGATGCCAGAAGTAGCCGGGACCGAACTTGACCTCGCGGCCCTGGTCTTTGTAGCGCGGCTCGGTCTTGACCTCGACCTCGGCAGGCGGGGCGATGGTGCGCAGCCGCGAGAGCTTGCCGTCGGGGCCGACGACGTCGAGGGTCAGCTCGCCGCCCTCGGCCCGAGCGGGGTTGAAGGTCGCGTCCATGATCAGCCGTCCAATCGCGAGGAGACGTGCCCGGTGGCGTAGTTGAGCGCGAGCGCACCGAGCGCGAAGGTCCAGAGGCCCCGGAGCAGCGGCACGCGGCGCGTCACGACGTCGCCGAGGAGGATGAGCGCCCCGGCCCAGAAGCCGACGCAGAAGGGGCAGTCGAGGCCGCTGACGAGCTTGGAGCGCCAGCCCCAGGAGACGGGAGGGGTCGGCACCGTTTCGCCGCGCATGGCCGAGGTCGTCGCGAGCTGCGCCACCTGCGGCGCGGTGAACTCGTGGCCTTCGATGACCTGGGCCTGCGCTTCGCGGCGATACGCCCACGCCTTCGCGCGGCCGACCAGCCACCACTCGCCGAGCTTGTCGGAGGTGAAGAAGCGGGTCACGCGCAGCGCGGCGAGCGCGAGCAGGAGCAGGCGGGGGAGGGTCATCGGGTGGGCCTTTCACGGAGGCGGCGCTCGAGGCGCGCGGCGTAGCGGATATCGGCGAGAGCGACGCCGATCATGATGGCGGCACCAAAGCCGGCGATCGCTGCGGGGACGATCGCCAGGCCGGCGGAGTCGGCTGGGGTGATGAGCACGTACAGCGTCCCGCACGCGATCGCCACCGCGGCGAGCGCGAGGAGGACCAGCGCACCGAGGCGGATGCCCTGCACGCGGCGCATCAGTCGGCGCTCCGCTCGAACTTGACGACGTGCGCGGTGCCGTTGTCGAGGAGCGCGCGAGGGATGACCAGCGTGCCCGCGCCGGGCTGACCCGAGCCGGGCGACAGCTCCTCGCCGTCGTCGGCGACCACCCGCGGCGCGATGTAGTGCCGGTCGGGGTCGCCGGGCAGGAGAGCGCCGCGCATGGCGCGCTGCAGCGGCGGCTCGTCCTGATCGAAGAGGCCCTGCGCGCGGAGGTCGGCGCGGCGATCGCCGAGGGTGACCGCGGCGAGGCGGCGCGCGTCGGAGCCGATGAGGCTCCACGCCGTTTCGATACCGGACTGGAAGCCGGCATCGCGGGCCGTCTTGCGCTCCTTGTCGAGATCCGTCGACGCGGAGAAGAAGCCGAGCGCCGCGCCAGCGAGGAGGGCGATCGCGCCGACGGAGATCAGAGCGGCAAGGAGCGCCCAGCCCTCGAGCACGAAGCCGCTCACGGGGTCACCTCGTCGAGCGCGCCAGCCTCGAGGCCGAGAGCCGACTCGACGTCGGCGCGGAGCATGCGCCAGGTCGCGTCGAAGATGTCGACGATGCGGGTGCCCTCGCGGCCGTTGACCGTTTCGACGGCGAGCTGGATCGCGTCATCGATCCGGCGGACGGTGAAGCGCTCGCCCGTCTCGGGGTCCAGGACGTCGCGCTCGGCGAGCTGGTCGTGGAGGTAGTTGGACTCGGAAGCCCAGAGGAGCGGGAGTGGGGCGGTCATGCTGCCACCGCCCCACGAGCATAGGAGAGCGCCGGAGCGTAGTGCCGCATCGGGCGACCGAGCATCAGCTCGCCGTCCTCGCCGGAGCCGTCGTGGGCGAAGGTGACCGCGACGTCCTCGGTGAGGCGCGCAAAGCGATCCAGGGTCACCGCCTCGAATGCGATGAGCGCCGGGCGAGGCTTGAACTTGGGAGCGGCCATGGTGACCTCCAGGGTTGTGGCGGATGCTGACCTGGCTAGCGTACCGTCGCCTAATAGGTCACGTCAAGCGCGACGCCGGACCATCGTGTGCGCGGCGGCCGCGCGCGAGGTCTGCACTGCGCCGAGAAGCCGCTGCGCGGCGGGGGAGAGCTTGCCCGAGGCGTTGGCCGGGTTGGTGATCGCCGCCCCGCCCTCCTCGCGCAGCTCGTCGAGGGCCTGGCTCATCGCGTCGATCATGTCATCGTGCTCGCCGGTCGGGAAGGAGCGCGCCTCGGCGAGGAAATCATGCACCCAGGAGAACTCGTGATGCCGATCGTCGGCGGGCGGCGGCAGCGGCAGATAGACGTGGCCGCTCTCGATCTCGGGGGTAACGGCCCGAGCGCGGGCCTCCTTGGAGCCGCGCGGGTTGACCGGCTTAAGGCCGGAGATTTCGCGGTCCAGAACGGAGATGATCGCGGGACCGTTGGCCTTGTCCTCGATGAGGTGCCGATGCGTGAGGGGAGCGCCGATACCGCGCAGGAAGAAGTCGCGCATCTCCTCGATGGTGCCGACGAAGGAGCGGCGATCGCGCGACTGCGCGAGGAGGTAGCGGTCGGGGCCGACGCGCGCCCAGCGCTGGCCGACGACGAAGTCGCTCGAGGCGGTGTCTTTGAACGTCGCGTCCCAGGAGTCGAGGAGGGTACCGCCGCGCAGCCGGTCGACGTCGAGGAGCACCACGCGACCGTCGCCGGTGACCTTGGACGGGTCGAGGGTCCAGTACCGCCACCAGCCGACGTTGAAGATCGCGCCCTGGGCGGGCGAGGGCGACTGCTGATAGAGCGCGGCCCAGGTGTAGGAGCCGACGTCGCGGCGGAGCTGCGCGAAGCGCTGCAGGGCCTGCTCGCGCGTCTCGTCGGGCACGAGCGGCGAGAGGAGCGGATCGCCCGGCTCGCGCCCGAGCGGATCGGTCTGGCCCTTGGACGGGTCGTGGTCGGCGATCGCCGGGAGGATGATCTGCTCCCACTCGGCGGGATCGCCCTCGTGCTCATGCGAGAGGAGGCGGCCGGTGAGGTCGTCCTCGTGCCAGCGGGTCTGCACGACGATGACGAGAGACGGCGGCTCGAGGCGGGTGGTCGCGTTGGCAGTCCACCATTCCCAGACGGACTTGCGCTGCGGCTCGGAGTGCGCGGCCGCGAAGTCGCGCGTCGGGTCGTCGACGATCAGGACGTTGAAGCCGACGCCGGCGAGCGCCTGGCCGATCGAGCGAGAGGTGACGCCGCCGCCTTCGGGGGTTTCCCACTCGGACACCGCGCCGGCGTCGGGAGCGATCGACAGCCCGAGCTGCGCACCATGGCGCTCGACCATCCGGCGGATGCGGCGACCCCACACCGCGGCGAGGTTCGGCGAGTGCGAGATGATGCCGATCTTCAGCTTGTGATTGCGCCGGAGGAGCCAGAGCGGCAGGTACACCGAGATCATCTCGGTCTTGCCGTGACGGGGCGGCATCGACACAAGGAGCTTGCGCGAGATCCCGCGCTCGACATCAGCCACCGCCGCCGAGAGCCGCTCGGAGAGCAGTGCGATATGCGGCACGACCCGATAGGACTCGTCCAGCTCGAGCGCCTGCTCGGCGGGAGAGGTCGGCATGTCCTCGGACTCGGTCGCGCCGACGAGGCCGAGCAGCGGCTGGATCGACTCGGCGGGGAGCGAGGCGACGATGCGCTCCAGCTCCTCCTCGTCGGCGTTCTGCAGCGCCTCGAGAAGTTCAAGATCGGCGGCGGATGGGGTCATGCCGCGAGCGTATCAGGCGACCTCGCGCCCGAGCGCCATGACGATCTCCGAGACGGTACGGCCGACCTGCAGCGCGAACATGACATCGGTCGGGTCGGCGACGAGCTGGAAGTCATCGGAGAGCGCGCCGACCGTGATGGAGATCGAGATGGGCTGCTCAGGCATTGCACTCGGGCTGGTCGCAGCCGGCGGCGTGACGAGCGAGCGCATCGGCGACCTCCGGCATCCCCGAGACGTCCTGCTCGAGGAGCGCGAGGCGCACGAGGTGAGGCGTGGGTTGGGCGAGCGCCGCGCCGAACTCCTGCAGCTTCGCGAGGTCATCCGGCGTCGGCTCGCCGCCGCAGACGATCACGAGCGCGCCGCCGTGAACGGATTCTTGACGACCTGCACGTCGTCGGCGTAGACCTCCGGGACGATGAGGTGATCGCCCGAGGGAAGCTGCAGCGCGACCGTCCCCGGCTCGAGCGATGGCCACCGCCGCACGAGCAGACCGCCGCGGGTGTACTCGCGATCGGCGGGAGGCGGGGTGAAGTTCGCCATGCGAGCGATCCGGGCCTGCTCACCGCGGCGCTCGAGCAGCGCGAGGTGGCGCTCGTGGAAGGCGACGATCGCGCCGGAGTCGTCGAAGACCAAGCCCTCTCCCATGTCGGCGACGGCATCCTCGAGGCGTTCGTACCGGCGCGCGTAGCTCATCTCGGCGCGCGGCACGTCGGGGTTGCGCGCGATCCGGAACTTCCGCTCGGCGCTCATGCCGCGACCAGCTCGGCGCGCTCGACGAATGCACCGGTGTCGGGATCGTCGACGAAGCAGATCCAGACGAGGGCGGAGGGGTCGGGGTCCGACGCGAGGATGCGAACGGGGCGGCCCTGGTAAGTGGTGGCGGATGCGGTGCTCATGGGTACAGCCTAACGTCACCTATTAGGTCACGTCAAGTCGTGATGTCGAGGTACGTACCGATCACCGCGGCGAGCGCGATCCCGAAGCCTGCACCGGAGAGGAGCCGGCCGCGCCGCGCGAGCCGCGCACCCGAGGCGGCGATGCGGTAGCCGACCTTCGCGCGGCCGATGACGTGGTCCGGGTCGTGGGCGAGCTGGTACTCGATGGACGCCGCCTCGAGCGCGATCCGCTCACCGACGCGGGCGCGACGCACGCCGGCCGTAGCCACCCGCGCGCCGGTGAAGGCGAGGAGCGCGCCGGCGAGAGCGCCGAGGACCCAAATCACGACGCACGCTCCAGCACCCGGGCGATCGACGCGTGGAACTCGCTCGAGGCGGCGTGCTCGGCGATCGTCGACCCTTCCGGCACGACGCGATAGCAGAGGCCGCAGCGGATATCCGTCGCGCCGAGCGCGCGCCACTCGGTGGAGCGGAAGGAGGCGACGAACGCGCCGTACGGAGCGCCGAGCACCTCGGGCAAGCGCGAGCCGACGTGGGGCACCACCTCGACGACGTACACCTCGAGCCAGCCCGAGTCGACCAGGCCCGACGGGATGAGCACGCGCGAGCCGACGCGGAGCGCGACATACCCGAGCGGGTAGGCCGCGCTCATGCGATGCCCGCAGCGAAGAGGGCGGCGTACGCGTGCTCGGTGGGGAAGACGCCGGACTCGGCGTGCTCGACACGGAAGGTGCCGGCGGGGCCGGCGTAGGCGACCTCGAGCTGGAAAGCGCCGAGCTTGACGACCTCGCCGGTGACCTCGGGGAGGAGGTCGGCGACCGCGGCGATCGCGTCGGCGTTGGTCTTGGGGTAGCCGAGCTTGGCGGCGAAGGTGCGAGCGGCGGTGGCGGATTCGGTGTGCATACGTCGATAGTAACGTCACCTAATAGGTCACGTCAAGTCATCGCCGGAGCACCTCGGCGAGGATCGCCTCGGCGAGCTTGGGCGGCACGGCGTTGCCGATCTGCTGAGCGATAGGACCGCGACGATCGCCCGCCCAAACGAAGTCCGCCGGGTAGCTCTGCAGCGCGGCGGCCTCGGCGTCGGTGAGGCGGATGTACTCCTCGCCGTCCGTCCAGCGCGGGTATTTACCCGTGATGGTTGACGCCGGCAAAGAGAGGTGGCGCTCGCCTCGGGGGAGCTTGTTTCCGCGCGGAGCCGAGAGGCCTTCGCGCGCCGTGGTCGAGTAGTTGCTCTGCAGCTTCCAGCGACCAGCGTCTCGCTCGGCAGCGATCGATGAACGCGGGCGCGAACCGCCAACGAAGGCAGGGTCCACGCCGCCACTCGCCGTGCCGGCAGCGATCGTGTAGTACGGGCGCTCGGTCATCCCCCAGCCGAGAGCATCCGCCATCGACACCCACGAGGGCACGCCCTCGTCGAGCCGGTGACGATCTCGGTCGTAGTACCGCGAATGGGTGGGCGCGGGAGGGGCGGCCTCGACGCCGTCGGCGCGAGCGATGAGGATCGCGCGCTTACGGGTCTGCGGCACGCCGTACTGCTCGGCCTGCAGGTTGCCGGTCCAGACCGAATAGCCCCATCGGCGCATGACCTCGGCGTAGCGCTCCCAGACCGGCAGGACCGGCGGCACCTGCTCGAGCACGACGTACGTCGGCGCGTCGCGGAAGACGTGCGCGAGGGGTGTGAGCACAAGCGCCGTGCGCGGGTCGTGCTTCTCGCCGAACTCGCGGAGCGCCGAGGGGATCGCGAACAGCCGATCGTCGATCGCCTGCAGGACCTCGTCGAGGGCCTGACGCCCGGAGCCGGAGCCGGCCATGGAGAAGGTCTGGCACGGCGGCGAAGCGATGAGGAGGTCGTACCGGTCGAGTCGAGGCCCGCCCAGCTCCAGCCCCTCCCAGACGTCGGAGTAGAGCGTCGACATGCCGTTGGCCTCGCGGGTCGCGCGCGCCTCGGGCATCAGCTCGACGCCGTGCTCTTCGATGCCGAGCGCGCGGCATGCCACGCCCCAGCCGGTACCGGCGAAGAGGTCGAGCGCGATCAACGGCCCGACTCCGAAGCGATCTGAGCGGCGAGGCGCAGCGCGCGCGGACCGTAGACGCGGCGCTCGTGGCCGCCGAAGCGCGTCTCCGCGACCTCGAACTCGAACCGGTCGAACTCCTGCACGAAGATCGCATCGGCGGCCACGACGACTCGGACGCGAGCGCCGCGGTGCTCGATCACCCATCGGTCATCGGTGGCGAAGTAGCGCGCGGCCCAGTCGCGACCGAGCGCGTCGAGCGCCGCCTGGCGCAGGCGCGTCACGTAGCCGTCCGATTCGAGCGCGCCGCACAGCTCCTCGAAGCGGATGCCGGTAGCGAAAGCGGAATCGGAGATGACGGCCGAAGCGGACATTGACCCTCCCAGGTCTCGGATCGGCGGGGTTGCCGATAGGTCAATAGTACGTCACCTAATAGGTCACGTCAAGTCTTCCACCCGAGCAGGGCGTTAACCCCGTAGTCGTACAGGCCTTTACGCGTCCACTTCTCGCAGAGGTAGACCGCGCGACCGGCGGGGATGCCGAGAGCCGCAGCGGCGTCGCGCGGCCACCGATGCGGCTCGCCGGCGGTACCGAAGGCCGCCCAGAGCAGGGCCTCGTCGGGGCGCTGCGGGACGCTCATAGGCCGCGGACGGTGAAGCCCGGGCCGACGGGCGGGAAGGTCGAGAGGGTAGCGCCGGAGAGCGCGAGCTGCAGCCCCGCGATGCGCGTCGGCGAGAGCTGCTCCCAGGGGCGCTCGAGGCGCGCGGGGAAGCTCGGCGCGCCGAAGTGGCCGAAGGCGGCGGTGGGCGCGTAGATGGGGCGGAGGAGATCGAGGTCGCGAATGATCGCCGCGGGGCGGAGGTCGAAGACACCCGTCACCGCGCGAGCGATCGCCTCGTCGGTCAGGCCCGGCTCCGCGGTGCCGAACGTCTCGACGTACAGGCCGACGGGATGAGCCGAGCCGATCGCGTACGCGACTTGCACCTCGCAGCGCGACGCGAGGCCGGCGGAGACGACGTGCTTAGCCACCCAGCGCATCGCGTACGCGGCGGAGCGGTCGACCTTGGACGGGTCCTTGCCGGAGAACGCGCCGCCGCCGTGGCGAGCCGCGCCGCCGTAGGTATCCACGATGATCTTGCGACCGGTGAGGCCGGCGTCCGCCTCGGGGCCTCCGACCGTGAAGCGGCCGGAGGGGTTGACGAGGATCGTCGGAACGTCCTCGAGCGGGGTGCCGTAGCCGAACTCTTCCAGCACCGGCTTGATCACGTCGCGGATCATGATGCGACGCAGCGGCGCGGAGCGCAGCCGCTCGGCGTGCTGCGTCGAGATGAGCACCGAGGGGATGGAGCGGGGGCGGCCGCGCTCATCGTAGGCGACCGTCACCTGCGTCTTGCCGTCGGGGCCGAGGGCCGCGAAGTCGTCCTCGCGCGCCAGCTCGTAGAGGCGACGAGAGAGGGCGTGCGCGATCGAGATCGGCAGCGGCATGAGGTCCGGCGTCTCGTCGGTCGCGTAGCCGAACATGATGCCCTGGTCGCCCGCGCCCTGCTCGTCGATCGGGTCGAAGGGCGCATCGGCCTCGGCATGACGCTGCTCGTAGGAGGAGTCGACGCCGGCGGCGATCTCCGCCGACTGCAGCGCGACGAAGTCCAGGATCGGCAGGCGCGCGTACCGGGTGTAGCCGACGGTGCGGATCGCCCGCTGAGCCACCGGGCGCCGATCGACGCGAGCGGAGGAGCGCACCTCGCCGCCGATGACCAGACCGCCCGCGGTCGCCATGACCTCGACGGCGACGCGCGAGGTCGGGTCCTGCTCGAGGTAGGCGTCGAGGATCGCATCGGAGATCTGATCGCAGAGCTTGTCGGGGTGCCCGGGGGTGACGGATTCGGAGGTGAAGAGACGCATGACGAGGATCCTAACAGGGCTAATAGGTGACGGTGTATATACACCGCCGCCCCGGCGGAGGGGAGGGGCCGGGGCGGCGGTGCTGGGGAACCCGAGCTGGGGACTCGGGGGTCTAGGAGTATGGCTCGTCGCCCGCGCCGCAGCCCACCTCGTCGCCGAGCTTGCGCTGTACGCGAGAGAGAGCGGGATTATGGCGACCGGCGCCCTCGTGAGCCGTCTGCTGGGCGTACCGTATAGCCTCGCTGACCTCGGCCAGCTCGGAACGCGTGAGCGTCAGAGTGGTCAGGTGGCGGCTCACGCGAATACCCACAGCGAGGAGGGGATCGCGTCGACGACGAGCGTGTCCATCGCGTCGCCGTCGATCGGGGCCTGGGGGTCGAAGCCGCGGCGCTGCGCCTCGAGCGCGAGATGCGCCATGGCGGAGGTACGCGCGCCGACGGAGATCGAGCCGCCGGCGATCAGCTCGTCGATGACCTCGACGACGGTGACGGCGGGAAGGGCTGTGACGGATGCGGTGCTCATGTGAACAGCCTAACGTCACCTAATAGGTCACGTCAAGTCGCAACCCAGAATCCGGGTTACGCGAGGGCCGGCGGGATTCGAACCCGCGAGCAGGACCACGAGCCGCCGCTCCGTCCCTGGCCGGCAACCACCGCGTCGGCAGACGATCGATGGCCCCGGCTCGTTCGGCCGCTCCGACACGGCCCTCGCGAGAGGAGAGCCTAGCAGCGCCTCACGCCCGCTTCGCCTTCTTGCCGGTGACCGCCTCCCAGCGGTCCACGATCGCGTCGACGTAGATCGGGTCCAGCTCGATCAGCCGCGCGCGCATGCCGAGCACGTCGGCCGCGATGAGCGTCGAGCCGGAGCCACCGAACGGGTCGAGCACGAGGTCACGCGCGCGGGCGGAGTTGCCGAGGTGCGCCTTGATCAGACCGGTGGGCTTCATGGTCGGGTGCTCGCGCGAGGCGGAGGGCTTGGCGACCTCGAAGACGGTCGACCCCGCGCCGCCGCCGAGCAGCGCCTCGACCAGCTCCACCGGATCGACCTCGAGCGCGTCGAAGGTGCCCTCGAGGATCGCGCGGGCGACCTCCTCGAGCGTGGCCGTATCGCGCCGCTTGCGAGAGGGGACCGCAGCGGCGATCGTCGTCGTCTCGGCGTTGCCGCCGTACCACCGGGAGCCGCCGCGGCCGAGCCGGCCCTGCTTCTTGCCGGCGGGGGTGAAGCCGTAGAGGATCGGCTCGTGGCGGTAGTGGTAGTCGGAGCGCCCGAGCACGAGGGTGTTCTTCACCCACACGAGGTTCTGCCGGACGTCGATGCCCGCCGCGCGAGCGGCCGCCTCGAAGGTCACGCGCTCGGAGTCGGCATGCGCGATGTACACCGGAGCGCCGGCGCGGAGCGCGGGCACCGCCGCGGCGAAGGCATCGGTGAGAAGCGCGGCGAGGCCGCCCGCGCCGTCGTTCTGGATCCGCAGCGCATCCTTGGTCTTGCCGACGTACTCGACGCCGTACGGCGGATCGGTCCACATGACATCGGGGCGCTCGGAGCCGAGGAGCGCAGCGTACGCCGCGAGGTCGGTCGCGTCGCCGCAGAGCACGCGGTGGTCGCCGAGCAGCCAGACGTCGCCGGGACGGGAGCGCGCGACCTTGCGCAGCTCGGGCACGTCGTCGACGTCGGCGCGCTTGGCCTTGCCGGCGGCATCCGCAGCCACCGCCGCCTCGAGGTCCGCGATCGTCTCGCCGTCGAAACCGAGAGCATCCGCGTCCTCGATCTCCTGCAGCAGGTCGAGCAGGGCCTCGTCGACCCACCCGCCCAGCTCGGTCGTGCGGTTGAACGCGATGAGCGCCGCGCCCGCCTCGGCATCGGAGGCGGACTCCCAGCCCTTGACAACGGGCACGAGCCAGTCGCCCTTAGCGGTGACCTTCACGCCCTTGGGCGCGGCCTTCTTGTCGACGCGCATCCGCGTGAGGGTTTCGACGCGGCCGTGACCGGAGGCGATGAAGCCGGTGCGCTCGTCGACGACGATCGGCTCGACGAAGCCGAAGCGCCCGACGGAGTGCTCGATCGCCTCGCCGGCGTGAGCCTTCGGGTTGCGAGGGTCGGCGCGGAGCTTGCGCAGCGAGACGTACTCGATCGACCGCTCGGAGGGCTGCTCGCTCATCGGCCGTACCCGTCGCGGTCGGCCTCGGCCTGGAAGGCGCGAGCGCCGTCGAGCGAGGAGCGCAGCGCGCCGAGCGAGGAGTCCCATGCCGCGACGCGCTCGGCGTCGGTCTCCTCGGCATGCGGTGCAGCCGGCGCGCCGGGAGCGCCGAAGACCTGGGAGTCCTGCCGCGGCTCGGGGAAGACCTCGCGACGTGCGTCGCCGGCGCGATGAGCCGGGAGGCTCGCCACGTCGATGCGCTCGCCGAACGGCTCAGGGTCGCGGAGCTGGTCGGTCATGTAGACGCCGTCGACGGCGGGAGCGGCCGCGGCCTCGGCCCGGCGCATCGAGCAGCCGGCGTCGCAGACCGAAGGGTCGCACGCCTCGGCGTCGCGCTGCAGCAGCGGGAGCGAGCGCTCCACCTGCTCGCCCATCGGCACACCCGGCTCGCGCTTGATCGACGGCGAGGAGAGGCGGGCCGCGAGGCTGTCCTCCGGCACCGGCCCCTCGAGCGGGCCGCCGAGCATGACCGCCTCGTCGTAGGTCAGCTCGCCGCGCGCGTACCGCCGCCACGGGGCGGCGTCCAGGTCGGGGTTGGAGCCGAGAGCCGTGACGTCGGCGACGGTGACGAAGCGCATCCACGTCGCCTGCACGAGGGTATCGAGCGAGACGTCGAACGGCTCGAGCGCGGCGTCCAGCTCGTCTTGATGCCGCGCCATCACCTCGGAGATGGCGCGGTCCACGCCCTCGGGAGCCGGGACGATGATCGGCTCACCGAAGGCCATTGCGGGCGGGGAGGAGGGGCGGTCGTTATCGTTCATGGCCTGGCTTTCTTCGTGGCGGGTGAGGGCTTGCGAGGGGCACGCTTGCGAGGCGCGGGCTTGGCGGCGGGGGCGTCGTCGTCGACCACCTCCGCGACGATCTCCAGCGGGTCGGCCACCGGCGAGGCGACGGCCGGGCGAGAGGCGGAGCGGGCCTCGAGGAGCCGCTCGAGAAGCAGCGCGCGCGCCACGTCCAGCTCGGCGGACTGACCGCGCGTGATGCCGGCGCGGTCCAGAATCGAGTTCGCCGCGCGCTGCCGATCGGAGGACTTGTCCGCCTTGACCATCTCGCGGGCGAGCGTCCCGATCGCGGGGTCGACGAGAGAGGCGAGACGCAGCGCGGCCTTGCGCTTGACGCTCGGAGCGCCACCGCCGTGGAAGCGGCAGACCGTACCGCCGGCGATCGCCGACTGCTTGCAGCGCTGCCCGCTCTGCTTCGACGTCGCCGTGCACTGCGGATGAGCGGCGCGCGTGAGCGCAGACCTAGCCATGGGGGGTCAGCCTCCATGGGGTACCGATTCGACGTCGCATATCAGGAGGGTACCTCATCGGCCGCCGCGCGCACCCGTCGCTGCAGCTCGGTCCAGGTGACGGGAAGACCCCACGGCGAGCCGACGATGCGCAGGTGACGGCGGTCCACGCCCGGGGAGCGGTAGCCGACCTTGCCGGTGCGCGCCTTGGCGTCGATACCCACCGGGCGGTCGTCGTCCTGCTCCTCGTAGCGCCACGGAGTGCACCACGCGAAGCCACCGCCCGTCGCGGACCCGCGCACCCACGTCGCGCGGAAGCCCTCCTTGCGCGGCGCGAGACGATAGCCCTCCACGATGCACCGCTCGACCTCGACCAGCAGATGAGCCGTGAAGCCGGACGCCTCCGCGAGAGCCAGCAGCCGGCGCGCGTTCGCGGTGACCGGCTCGCCTTCCCACGCCGAGCGTTTCGGGTTGCCGTGCTTGGTGACGATGCCACCCCGACGATCACCGCGACCGTCGATCCACCCGTGCACCTCGCGCTGCAGGACCTTCTCCAAGCCCATCAGCCGATGAGCCTCCACCGCAGCCAGCGCGGCGGGGGTGAGCGCGTGCAGGGGGGTGGGCATAGCGAGAGCGCCGAACGATGAACGATACGTGGCCATAGGCCCATCCTACCTCGCCTAATAGGTGACGTCGAATCGACGATGAGCCACCCACTAAGCGCGCCGAGCAACCCGCCTTAGCGACGCCCTATCGAGGGGGTGGACAACTGGACACGGCATTTTCCCTATGACCCTATAGACCCTGCGTTATAGCCCTTATACGGCACCTTTTGCTTTACCTCTCTCCTCCCCTTGTCCAACTTGTCCACTTGTCCAATACCAATAGAGAGTAGGGAAGAAGGGGGGTCGAGGGGTCTTGACCGCTAATTGTCCTGGACAACCCCCCTTAGCGCTAAGCGCGACGATCAGCACCGCTTAGGCGACACGAGCACCCGAGTGCCCTTGACCACCCTTGTCCTGGACAACTCACCGTCGATGAGGGCTTGACCACCTCCGAACGGCTCGCGCACCGCCCGATCGCCACCGGCGCGACACCCCGACGACGGCGAAGGTTGCCACCCGACGACGACGACGGATAAGGTGAAGCCGCGGACGCTTGACGGCCTCGCTTCACCGCCCGCTCCCAGGACCGCATCCGGCCGATGCGCAGGAGCGGGCGGTGAGTCCCCACCCGGGGCAATGACCGTCAGACGACCAGCAGCCGTCAAGCCGATAGGAGCACCGCCACCATGACCGAGGACCAGACCGACCCGACGCTCGGCCCCGACGGCACCGCCGCCGTCGGCCTCAACCCCGGCCGCTGCGCCTTCATCTGGAACCCGTACGAGGCCGTCGACCCGAGCCGCCGCGTCCGCTGCACCGCCCGCGCCGACGAGGAGCACGCGCACCACTGGTCGAGCGTCGAAGACGAGCACTGGACCGACGCCACCCGCGAAGCCCTCCTCGCAGCCCTCCCGGTCCAGGCGCTCGCGAAGCCGCAGAGCGCCCTCCCGATCCGCCTCGCGCCGCCGCGCGAGGAGCGCCCGACCGAACCGACCGAGGCACAGATCGAGGCGGGACTGATCGCGTTCCACGAGGCCATCGTCGAGAGCACGGGAGTGCACAGCGCGCGCGAATCATGGCGCGGCGAGGTCACGGCCGCGATCCGGGCGGCGCTGAGCGCATGAGCAAGAAGAAGCCGCAGCCGACCCCCTACCGCGACGGCGCGAAGGCGTACCGCGGCCGCGGACTCGGCCAGGCGATCCCCGTCCACCCCACCGAGAACAACCAGCCCGCGAAAGGCCTGATCGGCTTCGAGGCCCCGGCCGAGGGCGACACCCCGAAGAAGCGCGAGAAGCTCTGGCGCGAGACGGCCCCGATGCTGGACGACGCCAAGGCCGAGGTGAAGGCGCGCACGCGCGACCAGAAAGCCGGGCGCTGGAACCTGGGCCTGCACCCCGCGCGCACCGTCATCGCGCTCGACGTCGACGAGGCCGACGACTTCCGCAAAGGCCTCGCCGGACAGCACAACCTCGGGCTGCCACCGGCGACGATCTACTCGACCGCGCGCGGAGCCGACAGCACCCGACGGCAGCTCGTCTACCGCCTCCCCGAGGACGTCGAATGGTCCTCGCTCGGGAAGATGCCCGGCGGCGAGATCATCGACAGCGCGCACCGCTTCATCCGCGCATGGCCGAGCGTCCACCTGAAGACCGGCAACACGTACGAGTGGTACGCGCCCACCACCGGCGACGCGCTCGGCGCAGGAGAACGCCTCGAGGCCCCGCCGTCGATCGACGATCTGACCGAGCTGCCCGCCATCTACGTCGAGCGCCTGCGCGAGGCGCAGCGGCCGCGCAAGAAGGACAAGGTCGACGTCGACGAGTGGATCGACGAGAGAGCCGGCACCCCGAGCGCCGACCTCGTAGCCCTCGCCGAAGCGGTGCCCACCGAGGGCATCGACAACAACGACGTCATCCGATACCTCGGCCCGCTCGTGCGCGCAGCATGGGACAGCCCCGGCGGAGGACAGGCCGTGCGCGACGGGATCGAGCGCTACTCGGGCGGCTACGGCCGCGACGCCGAGCGCGCCGCGTACCGCGCCGTCGCCAACGCGATCATCGACGAGCAGGCCGCGCGCGAGGCCCGCACCATGCGCGTCACCTTCGACCTCAACCCCGCACCGCGCGCCGCGAAGCGGAAGAAGGCGAAGAAGAGCAAGAAGGCGAAGAAGCTCGAGCACGACGAGTATCACCCCGCGGGAGCGATCGGGGTCACCGAGCCGCCCGCGAAGCCGCTCGACGTCGCGATCGACCTGCTCGCCCAGGAGGTGCTGCCGCCGCTGCTCTACTGGCGCGGCACCTGGCACCTGTACGACCCCGACCATTGGCGCAGCGCCACCGCCGAGGAGATCGAGAACCTGCTCTACGCCGCGCTCGAGCGCGCGACCTGGACCGAGTACACCGCGAAGGGTCCCACGTCAAGGGACTGGTCACCGTCGAGCACGCGGGTGCGAGAGGTCATGCGCGCGCTGCAGTCGAAGTGCACGCTCGCCCGCGACGCGGAGGCCCCGGCATGGCTGGACGGGAGCCGCAAGAGCAGCTCGCTCGTCCCTGCGCGGGATTGCCTCATCGAGCCGAAGACGGGAAAGGTCTTCCCGCGCAGCTGCCGATTCTTTAGCACGGGTTTCATCGACGCCGAGGTCGCATCCGAGCACGCGAAGCCGAAGCGGTGGCTCCGCTTCCTCGACCAGCTCTGGGGCGACGACGCCGAGTCGATCGCGCTCCTGCAGGAATGGCTCGGGTACGTCCTCGCGGGCGACACCCGCCGGCACAAGGGCATGCTCATGATCGGCCCGAAGCGCGCCGGCAAGGGCATCCTCCTGCACATCGCGGAGGCCCTGGTCGGCGGCGCACAAGGAGCGTTCGGCGCGACCATGTCCAGCTTCAGCGGGGACTTCGGCCTGGAGCTTGCCGAGGGCCGATCGCTCCTCACGATGGGCGACCTCCGAGGGTCCGGGCGCGAGGCCGCCACCGCGGCGCAGAAGATGCTCGAGATCATCGGCGGCGACAGCGTCTATATCAACCGCAAGGGCCGGCAGGCGATCACCGCACCGCTGCGCACCCGGGTGATGATCGCCACCAACTCGATGCCGAAGCTCTACGACGACGCCGGCGTGGTCGAATCCCGCTTCGTCATCCTCCGCCTCACGCGCACCTTCGCCGGGCACGAGGACATCGACCTGCTCGACAAGCTCCTCCCCGAGCTGGGCGGCATCGTCCAGTGGGCGCTCGAGGGATACCGCCGCCTCGAGAAGCAAGGGGCCTTCACCACCCCGGCCTCCGACGCCGAGGACCGCCTCGAGCTGCGCCAGAACAGCGCGCCGATCACCGAGTTCATCACCGACGCGATGGTCCCCGTCGACGACACCGAGGAGGAGACGCCCCGCCGCGAGGTCTGGGCCGCGTACCTCGCCTGGTGCCAGGAGACGGGATCCGCCCAGATGGACCAGCAGCAGTTCGGTCCCGCGCTCGCCGGAGCCGGCCACCCCGCGCACCGGCCGCGCACGAGCACCGGCTCGCGAGGCCTCTGGCGATACCGCGGCCTGGCGCTGCGCGAGAGCGAGACGGCCGAGGCGAAGGCGAAGCGGCTCTGGGGTGCGGGGCACAACCCCGAGATCGTCAGCCACCACGACTAGCCCGCTTGACGTCGCCTAATAGGTCACGCTATCGTCGGTGACATGAACACCGCCACGGAGAACCAGACCCGCGTCCTGCTCGCCATCGACGACAACACCGCCTACGTCCCCGAGGACGTCGAGACGACCCTCACGCTGGGCGATCTGATCGCCGCGCTACAGGAGGCCGCCAAGGAGCACGGCGACGACGCGATCGTCGTACTCAACAACGGCCAGCGCTACGGCGCGAGCTTCGGGGCCTTCCGCACCATGGGCGGGGAGATCACCGACATCACCGCCACGACCGACACCGACGACGAGGACTGACCGATGAACACCGCCACAGAAGGACTGCAGATCCACCTGCTCGCGCGCGTAGGCGACAGCGAGGTGCTCAATGAGATCGCGACCATCGAGCAGACGCTCGAGGTCGAAGCGATCACCGAGGGCAACCGGAAGCCCGGCGACAGCGCCGCGGCCACCGCGCGCATCCAGATCGACATGGCCGCCGCGCTCCGCGCGTGCGCCGACGAGATCGACAAGACGCAGGGCGTCACCCGGGAGCCGCAGCCGGAGGAGCGCCTGGCCGCGATCGCCGAGCTGCTCGGCGCGCTCGACCTCAACGGGAAGACGACCGCACCCGGCACCGCCTGGGGGTCGATCCTCCGCGACGCGCTCAAGCTCGCGCAGGAGGGAGCCGAGGCCCCGCCGCTCACCGCGGCGAAGATCGAAGCCGGCGTCGCCGCAGCGATCGCCACGCTGCAGGACCGGGAGACGGGCGCGGGCAGCGACCTCGAGCAGGACATCTACCGCGAGCCGGATGAGGTGTACGTCGAGCTCCACGGCAACGTCGACCTGCCGCAGCTCGTGCGCGAGATCGCCGAGGCGACCCGATGAGCGCGGAGGAGCGGGTCGAGGAGCTGAACCGCGCCTTCGGATCGAAGAGCGGCGACCGGCCGACCTTCAAAGCCGAGCACGAAGGCGACGACTACCTCTTCGGTCGCAGGCCTCGCACCGCTCGCGCGGTCGACGTCGTCGACGCTCTCGCGAAGCTCGACGCGGTGGGAGGCGACCTCGAGAAGCTGGACCCGCAGAGCATCGCCGTGCTCGCCGACGCAGCCGCGGAGCTGGAGCAGCGACAGGCGATCGCGCGAGAGGAGCCGTGATGGCCGACGCGATCCACGTCACGCGCGAGCAGCTCGAGGCGCGACGCGCGGAGCTGCTGAAGCGATCGCACTCGGAGACGTGGGCGGCCTTCCGCCACCGCGCCGAGCACGAGCAGCTCTGCAGCCACGAGTGGGGGATCCGCGACGAGCTGGACAGCATCGCCTGGTTGCTCGACGACGAGCGCGCGGCCGGCTACCCTTTCGCGACCCCGATCCCTTGCGGCGCATGCGGGCAGCCGATCGCCAGCACCGCCGAGGGAGAACAGCACTGGGCCGAGCGCCACCCGCGCCGGGCCGCACGGATGAAGAGAGAAGCGCAGCGATGAGCGACGAAGGCAAGACCCCCGGATACGACGCGTTCCAGCCGACGCCCGGCCTCAAGCAAGGAGACGTCGGACTCGGCGACCTGATCCGCTTCCGCGCCGGCTATGAGCTGGTCGAGGGGCGCGTGGTCGAGAGCGCGAGCGACGGAGGGGTGGTCGGCATCTACGTCGGCAGCACCCCGTACAGCGCCGGCCTCCCGTACGTCGAGCTGGTCGAGAAGGCGACGCCGTACGACACCCTCGAGGTCCGCGTCACCCACCTCGAGAAGACGCTGCAGCGCGTGGAGAAGATCGCACGCGCAGCGAACGAACGCACCTTCTACATCGGGAGCGACCGATGAGCAATCGCGTCGCCCCGATCGACCTCCCGCAGTGCGACCGATGCGAGGAGCGGGTGCAGCCGGTGAGCTTGGAGAAGCTCCCGCTCATTGGACGCTTCATCGGCAGGGTCGAACAGAAGACGATCGTCCGCACGATCCACCTGCAGGGGATCAGGCAGCGACTCAGCCCGATGGGGGCCTACGAGCGCCCCGACTTCACGCGGACCGACGTGACCCTTTGCGACCAGTGCTGGGGCGCATTCCTATCCTGGGTAACCGAGCCGGGGCAGGAGCGGGCGAAGATCGCTGCAGCGAACCGTCGAGCCGATCGACGCCTGCTCGAGGTTGCCGAGCGCCGGCGCGACGAGCGGGTCCGGCGATACATGAACGACGAAACGCAGGAGGAGTCATGACCGAGGATCTGCTGAAGCTGCCCGAGAAGCCCGGGACGGTGATCGCGATCGGGGAGTGGTGGCTGGTCCGCCTCCGCCCGTACGAGGGCGCGCCGAGCGCATGGGAGATGCTGCCGCTGCCGAGCAAGGAGCTGCAGGAGCACGTCGAGCAGATGGGCGTGAAGACCCAGTGCATCTACGGCGACGAGTGGGTGCTCGCCGAGGCCGAGCAGGAGGGCGGCTACCTCGTCATCAGCGACCCGCGCCCGACACCGAGCGGCATCCAGTACTTCACACCCAGCCCGAAGGCGAGCGCCGCACCCGAGCCGCCGCGCCCGGTCTGGGACGGGATGAGCAGGCCACCGGTCGGCGCGCGGGTGCAGCTTCGAGACGACCACCCCTGGGGGAAGCGCGGCACGATCGTCGAATCGATCAGCGCCGAATCGGGCATGGCGCACCTCGAGTGGGACGGGGACCGGACGACCTACATGGTTCACTGGCGCACCCTCACGCCGGAGCGCGAGCAGTGATCCTCACGGAGGCGCAGCTCGAGGCGGTCATCGACCTCGTCGCCACCGACCGACCGGTGAGCCGGCTGCACGGCTACGCCGGCACGGGCAAGACGAGCGCCGTCGCCACCCGCGTCATCAAGGCGCTCGAGGAGGACCGCGTCCGGGTGCAGGTGCTCGCGCCGACCGGGAAGGCCGCGCGCGTGCTCCGCTCGAAGGGCCTGCACGACGCCGCGACGATCCACTCGTACCTCTACACGCCGTCGAAGCGCGAGCGCGAGGAGTGGCGCGACGCATGGGAGCCGTTCGCGCTCAAGGCGATCGCGGCCAAGCCGAAGCTCGAGACGCCGGTGGCGATCATCGACACGGCCACGAGCGAGTCGATCGTCGACGAGGAGTGGGCCGCGCTCGAGAAGGGCCTACCGAAGAAGCTCGCCGAGCAGGCGAAGAGCCTGCGGCAGACGAAGCGGTACCAGCTCGCCTTCATGGCGGCCGGCGCGATCGCGCACTACGAGGAGACGGGCTGGCCGGCCTCGGACGTGCTGGTCATCGACGAGGCGTCGATGGTCGGCGAGTCGGTGGGCCTGGACCTCGCGCGCACCGGGAGCCGGTTGATCTACATCGGCGACCCCGCACAACTCCCGCCGGTGGGGGCCAGGCCGTCGCGTGACGCGATGGGGAAGCCGCACCACCTCCTCACCCAGGTTCACCGGCAGAAGGGCGACAGCGACGTGCTGAAGCTCGCGACGAAGATCCGCAAGGCGGAGCACCCCGAGGTGCCCGCGACGAAGCCGAAGCACCTCATGCGCCTCGAGGAGTACGACCAGGTGCTCTGCTGGCGGAACGCGACGCGCGAGAGGGTGAACGCCGAGATCCGTCGACGGCTCGGCCGGCGCAACCCGCTCATGCCCGAGCCGGGCGACAAGCTGGTCTGCATCAAGAACACGAAGCCGCCGCGCGACGCCGAGGTGCGGCGCTGGATGAACGGCGAGCAGACGGTGGTCCTCGGCTCGGAGCTGACCAAGCACGAGGATTCGATCGCGCTCTGGCTCCGCGACGACGAAGGGGTGGAGCACGAGGTCATCAGCCCGATCGCCACCCTCGCCGGACACAAGGCGGAGCAGGAGTACCTCGACCGGAGCTGGGGCAGCAGCGATCCCGCCTTCGCGTTCGGCTTCGCGCTCACCGTCCACAAGTCGCAGGGATCGGAGTGGCCGACGATCCTCCTCGTCGACGAGACGCCGGACATGATCTCGGTCGCGGCGCGCCGAGAGGGGCGGCCGAAGGCGCTCGAGCAGGCGCGGCAGTGGCTCTACACGGGCATCACCCGCGCAAGCGATCGCGTCGACGTCGTGCACGATCTGAGGATGGTCTGAAATGACGTACGGATTCGGATTCGAAGGCGACGAGTCGACGATGCTCCAGGCGGAGGCGCGGCAGCAGATCGCCGAGAGCGTCCGCGTAATGACGACCTGGATCAATGAGCAGGTGGAGAACGGCGCGACCGACGCGCTGGTCGCCGCCTTGCGAGAGAAGGGGTGGAAGGTCATCGCGCCGGAAGGTCGCTCGAGCGCGCACATCGAAGCCGGAGCACGAGTCCTCAGAGGGCGCGTGAGCGGCATCGACTGGGACGATGGCGCGGCATGGATGGACACGCTCCGCGCCGCGCTCGACGCCGCCCAGAGCACGGAGGTTTGACGGCAAGGCTCGCGCCCTGCCATCATGAGCGAAGTAATCTGTGGCGGATTACCCAGCGCCCGGCCCAGCTCCTCGAGCAGCGGCCGGGCGCTTTCCGTTTCGGTGCTTGCGTCGCCTAATAGGTCACGCTAGTGTCGTGCTCGTCAGCATCCGCCGCAGCCGAAGAGCGGGTGCCTCACCCCAAGGAGAGCACCATCATGAAGAAGTCCATCGCGGGCGGCATCGTCGCCCTGCTCGTCGCCGGAGGGGTTGCCTTCACGGGCGGCGCAGCCTCCGCGCACACCCCGCGCGTGAGCGCGACGTGTGAGGCGATCGAGATCAACGCGACCTCGTACGACGGAACCCGCCCCGCGCAGGGCGAGCCGACGACGACGATCGCGAACCCCGACTACGTGCCCGCCACGCCGGGCAGCCCCGAGGTCGGCACGCCGACGATCTGGGTGCCGAACCCCTCGTACGTACCCGAGCAGCCGGCGGTCTACGAGGACCAGGTGACGGAGCGCGAGTACAAGAAGTGGAAGATCTGGTGGTGGGACGTGCAGTGGTTCCCGGCCAGCGCAACCCCCGGCGGATGGGAGCCGACCGGCAACGTCCGCACACAGAGCGTGAAGGTCAAGGATGCGGTCCCCGCGCAGGGGTCGCCGACGATCGAGGTCGCGAACCCGGACTACCGCCCCGCGGTCCCGGCAACGCCGGAGCAGGGCACGCCGACGATCACCGTGGCGAACCCGGACTACGTCCCCGCCTCTACCGCGCCGAACACGGTGACCGCGACGGTCGACGGGGAGCAGGTGCTGAGCGCCACCTTCGGCTCGAACTACTCGAACACCATCTCGCTCGAGAAGTACACCGCCCACACCTACACGGTGACGATCACCGCCTGGAACGACCCGACCGGCTCGAAGGGCTGGACGAAGACGTACACCGGCACCACGACCCCCTGCGAGATCCCGGTGGTCCAGCCGAAGCACAACGCGACCGGCGAGGCCACCTGCGGCGCGTATTCGATCACGCTCTACAACCAGCAGGGCGAGAATGAGCAGGCCCTCACGGCGAGCTTCGCGGTCTACATCGACGGGAAGTTCTCGGAGGCGTACGCGGTCGCCGGCGGCGAGCAGCAGACCATCACGGGCACCTTCCCGGAGGACAGCGGCAACCACCAGGTGATCGTCCGCACCGGCCCCGCCCAGGGTGACGAGTTCGTATTCAGCCTCGACGTCACGAGCGACTGCATCGCACCCCAGCCCGAAGACCAGGTGACGCGCGGCGAGTGGTCGACGCCGGAGATCACCTGCGACACCGAGGTCGGCGACGAGCTGGCGATCACCCGCGAGGTCACGACGACGCCGTACGCGCTCGTCGACGGCGAGTGGGTGCTCGACACCGAGAACGCCGAGACGACGACGGAGGAGGGCACGTACACGGTGACCGAGGGTGACCTCGAGGCGCTCGAGTGCCCGGTGACCACTCCGGAGGAGCCGGCCGCCGAGACGCCGGTGGCCGAGCAGCCGAAGCCTGCAGCGGCCGCGGCGCGCACCGCCCAGGCCGAGGACGCCCTCGCCACCACGGGCGGCGAGACGGCCTGGGGAGCAGCAGCCCTCGCCTTCGGTATGATCGCGGCAGGCACGATCGCCATGGCGATCCGCCGCCGGCGCGCAGCATAGCGAGCAGCAGCGCACGAGGGGAGGTCGGAGAGATCCGACCTCCCCTTTCTCGCACCCATCGAGAGGACATCATGCAGACGACAGCAGACGACCAGACGGCCCGTCGGCTCCTCGAAGGAGCCGACCCGAGCTGCGAGTACCGGGAGGCGAATAAGCCGCCGCTATGCGCCACCGAGGCAGC